ATATATATCATTATACATGATTGCCATTTTACTGTAATATTTTAAGTCTTTGCTCTTTAACTCTTCGCAATTATTTCTCATCGAACTAATACGCTCTGTAATATAATTTTCGTTTGTTAATCGAGCATTTAGTTCAACGTCGGTACTATTTTGGATTTTTAATTCGATTTCTTTAATCTTTGGTTCTAATCTAGCAATCTCTGTACGAGTGTTTTGGATTTCTAATGCAGCAGCATCAGCAGCATCAGCAGCATCAGTAGCAGCAGTAGCAGCAGCAGTAGCAGCATCAGTAGCAGCAGCAGCAGCAGCATCAGTAGCTGCAGCAGCTTCGGTAGTTTCTTTAGCTTCAATCAATTTGCTTAATTTATCCTTATTCGTGTTTTTCTCTTCATGTAACTTTCTTTCTGCAGGTTCATCTGTGGCTAGTTTATTCTTCAAAACTTCTAACTTAGCTTTAGAAGTTTTTAAACTTTCATGATGCTCTTTTTTATAATTCTCACATTCATTATAATAATTATATACTTCTATCACATTGCCGTATTTTTTATCAAATTCAGCGCCTGATTCTGATAAAATATTTTTTAAAAAACGTATATCTTTTTGATTTAAGACAATATTTGGATTATCTGAGTATACGAATTCAACAATATTAATATTACTGACGCTGTCTTTCATAGCTACATATACTGTCAAAATATTCTTAACCATTAAGATATTTTTTATAAAACCAACAATTGGTTCTTCTTTTAACTTATCAAAATTATAATTTTTTTCAATAGTAATAAACTTGTCATAAACAGCATTAAATCTATTTAAATCATTAATATTTCCAGAATTTATAGTTTTAATACCATATTCTTTAAGTTCTCTTGCATATGTATTAATATTTTGAATCAAATCAATAATATATATATATTCTCCTAGATTTCCTGTAATCTGTTTATTGTTATCACTAATATATTTTTCTCCTCTTATAAGCGAGTAACTTCCATCTGCATTCTTATGAAAAAGCACTAAATCTTTTTCAATATCTACAAGAGATTGAACTAATAATAGATAAGAAATAGTAGGCTCTGAATTAAAATTAACAATCATATTAATGTGTTCGCCAGTTTCATTTTGTTTAATAATATCAAAATAGCTGGATATTTGCCCATTGGATTCTGATAAAAATGACTCTGGGTTTTTTCCTTTATCTGTAAAAACTTTAATAATCTGATTTACCATATCAGCATGTGCACCATCATTTAAAAATATACACTTAATCGAAGCAAAATTAACATTTTCTAAAAGTTTTAAATGAGGAGAGATCTCAGCATATTGAGGCTGTTGAGGAAGAGAAGGGGTGACTGGTGGGTCTGTTGGGACTACTTGGACTGTTGGGACTACTTGGACTGCTGGGCCTCCTGGGCTTACAGTGCCGTTTAATGCTCCTGTGGCTCCTGTGGCTCCTGTGGCTCCTGTGGCTCCTGTGGCTTCTTGGGCTACTGAGGCTGCTTGGGTTCCTTTGTCGTCTGTACCAGCTGGGGCTCCTGCTTTAATAATATTGCCAAAACCCCAATCCTTAAATATAGAAAATTGTTTTTTTTGCTGTTGTATAGCTGGATTGTTCTCATTATTTATTCCATCATAATTATGATTTTGATTATGATTTTGATTTTCATTTTGATTTGGAACATCCATTATATTATTATAATGCAACAAAATAATATATAAAAAATTATTAAATGGAAGAAGCAAAAAATGAAATCAATAAACTATTTGAGATTATGTATAAAAGTTCATCCGGACCTTTAGCATTTACTGTAAGCATAGTATTCTTCTTTCTCTATATGATATTACAACTTATAGAACTGAATACATTTGTTAAAAGTATGGAAATATTAGATCCAACTAAAACAACGAGAGGTACATTTGTATATGTATATTTAGTTGGCTATTTCTCATTTATCTTCAAAATATTTATACAACTATTTACAGTTGTAGTTTTATTAACAATCATTGTATGGATTATAGTAGGAGTAACACATATATTCAAAACTTCACAAAGTGGCGGAAAAGTAGTAGGAGGCAAAGGATATAATAGTGCATCTGAAATGAAAGGAGGAACAGATGCTGTAATATTAACTAAATTACAAGATGCATTTACCTATGTATTTATAAATGTAATGGGAATTATTCTAAGTCATAATTTCTTTATGATATTTTTCATCATGATACCCATTCTCATATTATTCTTTACAATTATGTTTGCACAGTTCTATGATCGAGATATGTTATTAAATAATAATGCCGATGCTGATAAATCTACACGCATTATGTTAACAAATCATAATTTTATGATGATGATTATTACAATGTTATCAACATTAGGCGTTATTATATTAGCTGGATATTACTATTTAACAGTTATACCAAAGTGAAAGAGTAAATCCATTAAAAAATGAGTGCTAAACATGTCTTTTGCCTCACCTCCACCTTTTAATAAACTTATTACAATTGGATAGAGAATAAACATTATTGATATTAAAATAACAATAAATGCTAATTTCTCAGGGTTACCAAACTTATATTCCTTTAGTATAATTAATGCTATAATCATATAACCTAGTAAAAATATTATATTAATAAACATATATAACTTACTTTTCTGTAGTAAATTAACATCAAATACTATGAGATAAAAGAACATCATTAAAACAATTAAAATTGCATAATAATAAATATACTTTTGAGGCTGTGTATCATCTTCTTTTCCATTTTTTTTTTCAATTGATTGAAAATATATACTGTCTAACCAATCCGGATACCATTTCGCAAATCCCATATAAGCAATATATACTACGAACAATACGATAATGAGTGCGATTATATAATCTAAACCTACAAAAACATCCTCATCAACATCATTTTTATAACTCCAAAAGATATTAGAGAACTTATGTGAAATAGGAATTTTATCATTCAGAAACATACTACCTATATTAAAATATATATATACACCAATCAATAATGCAATAATATAAGCAATAATAAATACAATAAATAATATAGTAAACCTTATCATTTTTGTCCATTTATTATCAATTGTTGATAGATCATCTACTGTCTTAGTTTTAAAGATAACTTTAACAATATTTTTATTATTTATAGTTATAATTGCTAAGAACACACTCATCAAAAATATAAGAAGCATAACATTTCTACGCTGATAATAAGCAAATCTACTATTGTCTGCCTTACCACCTACAAATATTGATAAATCTGGTGCAGAGGTAGGTGCAGCAGTTGGCTGTGGTGCAGAAGTAGGCTGTGGTGCAGCAGTAGGCTGTGGTGCAATTTCTATAGGAGAAGCTGCTTTAGCTTCGTTTCCACCTGTAACTATATTTTTATTAACATCAGATAAGCCAAAAAATTCTTTTTTTTCATCAAGAAATATACGATTAAATAAGTTCGCCATTTTAAATTTAAAATATATTTTATTTAATAAATGTCTAATGAATTAGAAAATAAAATAAAAGAGTTACAAGCAGAATTATCTAAGCTTAACGCTGAGAAGAATGAAAAAAAACATAACATAATGGGAGGTTCTGCGACTAAGTATAGTGTCTATAAACTACCAAAGACAACAGTTGCGTTGCGTCGTAGATGTGCTATTTGAGCAGCTGCGTTGCTGCGTTATTTAACAAATACTCTAAGATTCCATAGAATAAACAATACTGCAAGAGGATACATTAATCGAAGAATGAGTTGTCTTTCAAATGACATCTCGTTATCTGCTAAATATTTGCTTAAATAATGGTCTATTAAGAAGTGTATACTTAATCCTAAAGTAATAATTAAAGACAATTGTAATACTTTATATATCTCTTTTCTTTTAGAAAATAATTTATCGAAATATGAGGATGATTCTCCTTGTTGCTGATTATTAGATTGAACTTGATTCTGTGGTGGATTGCTTGCTTGCGACGATATATATCTTTCTTTCTTATCTTTTAATTCAGCCATTAATTCTTTTAATCTCTGATCTGCTGCATCATATTTTTTAGCCTGATTCTGATTCTGATTCTGACTCTGACTCTCTACTTTAATAGGCGGTTGTTGTTGTTGCTGCATCTTAGGAGCAGAAATATCTTCAAATTCCTCAGTAAGAGAGGCGTATTCGTTATGAGACAATGGTTGATATGCCGACATTAAATCAGAACCTCCTAACATTTTCTTTAAACATAGATAAAAAAATTTCTCATTAATAAAACATATAGAAAATGAAGGAACTTTTGATTACGTTCGCAGTTTTACTTTTACTCTTGACTCTATTGTCAACATTTGGAGGAGCTATCCGCCCTTATGAAACATTTAGCACTATGCCTACCGCTATGCCTGCTACTATGCCTACCGCTGTGCCTGCTACTATGCCTACCGCTGTGCCTGCTACTATGCCTACCGCTGTGCCTGCTACTATGCCTACCGCTGTGCCTACTGCTATGCCTACCGCTGTGCCTACCGCTGTGCCTACCGCTATGCCTACCGCTATGCCTACTGCTGTTCCTAGCGGTGTGCCTACCGCTGTGCCTACCGCTGTGCCTACCGCTGTGCCTACGACTATGACTGCTGAAAACTTTTATAATATGCCATCTGCTTACAGTCGAGAGAATTATGAATCTGCTCCTGCTGATATACATTATAATGAATATTATACTGAGCCTACTGATAGTCAAAAATCTCCATATGAAAATTCAGAAGTATATCACTCTGGAATTTCTGAAGGATTTGCTATTTCGCCTTTTGAATCTGAAGAATCAAATTATTCTAGCTTTTAAATCATAAAAATTTGAAATAAAAATTTGAAATAAAAATTTGAATATGCATAAATAATCAAATGTCGGAATATACGATTGATAAAAAAATAATAGAAATGTTAGTCATGCTTATTCACCAACAGAACATACAACTCTCTGAAATTATCGCTGAAGAAGAAAATTTACCATTACATCTTGTTAATATGTATGTTCCTCGAACTTATCAAATTAAAAATATGCTAAGTAATGAAATGTCAAATACTAAGCGCTAGATTATAAGAGCTAAGCGTCTTCTTCGCTTTCAGTAATATAACTTGCGTCATCATCTGGATCATCATCTTCTTCTTCATCTTCGCTGGTGGAATAATCAAATTGGTCTAATTCTTTTTTATATGTTAGATAGTACTCATCTTCATCAAATTCTTCTTCATCATCACTATTTTCTTTATATTCAATGGTCTTATTTTCACTCAAATATTTCATAATATTTGGATCATAATTAGGATTTAATATAGATTTGGTAAATTTATTATTTTTCATACTGGGAACTAGAAACTTTATCATAAACAATAGTTGATAACTTACACCTTTAAAATCATATAAATTTCCTCGAGCTGTTTCAAATCTAAACGTTAATTTATCTAATTTACCGATGGGATGAAAAGGTTTTCGAATTAAACTTGTATAATCAAATCTTAAATTGGTAACAGTACCTAAGTTACTTGCTAGTTTAAACATACCAATGCCTGGCGTATAAGCCATATAACTATAACTTCCAAAGATATGATCTTCTAATTCATTTATACGTAAAATTGCAAATCTTTCTCCGAATAAATTAATAAGACCTGGGGGTACAATCTGATATGCAGATGGATCTGAATATGTCGGATCTTGAATACCGCCAAAAACTCTAAAATTATCACCTATTGTTAACGATTGATAGTTATAATTTCCTTCTTTATCTTTAGGATTTGCATCAAATCCTAACTGTTCGGCAATCGTACTATATTGTGCATTAATAATAATAAAATTATTATCATATGCTACAAGTTGAATTTGTCCCCTTTTTTCAATTGGATTAGAATAATTTTGAAATCTTATAGGTATAGCATTACCCTTTATATCTTTATAATTTGTATTTGTTTGATTGAGTAATTCCGTCATAATTGTTGTGCCATCGTAATTTCCAGGCGTTAATGTTATACGAAAATTATTAATATAACCTATAGTCGTATTTGAAGGTATTTTTAGAAAATCTGTTAAACTATAATAATTTACATCATAATAATAAAGACGGTTATTTGCTAGATCAATATAATATTCATTATTACTTAGAATACTAATAAGATTTGTATCTGAATTGGAAACTATATACTTTTTACCATTATAGCTAAAAATATAGTAATTCGATGATGATTCATTTGTCCATAGAGTAAACGTAATATTATTCATAATATGTCGAGTAAATAATGCATAAGGTGTGGGGATTATAGATGGAGTTATAAATGTTGCAGCTGGAGTATTATTTGTAATAAAAATATAATTTTCGATTGGGCTATTAAACATATTAATAAAGGTTTGACTTGTTTGAATATTTGTATATATAGTTGTAGTATTTATAATTGTTATATAGAGTCCATTATTATGCTCATTAATATTATACATAGTATTAGGAATAGATCCATCTAAAATCTCAAAACCGAATACATTCTTAAATGGTTGATCAAATTGGATCGTAAATTGATTAGCATCTGCATAAAAGTTTCGATTTCTTAAATCACTATCTATATATATTACTATGGATTCTTGTTCACTATTTTCCAGTAAAAAATTAACGTCCTCAATCATGTTTTTCCTTTATAATCATAAATATATATAATTTTTATATAAAAACTATTTAAGAATATATAGATATATGATTATAAATGTCTTTACATAGTTTTTTTAATCATATTAATTTATACAATCAAGACTTTAACATAGATGTGAATGAGTTAACTGATGAACATCCTAAAGCTCAACAACCACTTAACACACCTATTAAATTAAAACCACATCAACTTACTCTATTACAACGCTGTATTGACTATGAAACTCGCATGATTCGGCTCAATGAATATTCGAGACTTAATATAGGTTCTGAGTCAACTGATGAATTTAAAACAAGCATGGGTGTTATTGGAGACCGTGTAGGAAGTGGCAAATCCTATGTAGTGTTATCTATTATTAACTCAAACAATACAGTAAACAATGATAATACGATTATTAAATCATGTGGGCTTAATAATATTATATTTTTTATAAAAGATAATAAGCCTATTGTTAAAACAAATATGTTAGTGATTCCTCATAACTTATGTGCCCAGTGGGAAACTTATATTAAGAATTTTAATGCGAATATAAAATATAAAATTATCAATAAACAGAAAGTTATTAGTACTATCATTGATGATGAGATTGATATTACTACTTATGATTTAATAGTAGTTACTTCTACTTTTTCGAATCGGATTTTTAAATTAATTAATGATAAAAATGTCAAGTTGAAGAGAGTGTTTTTTGATGAAGTTGATAATTTAAATATACCAGGATGTTCTACCATATATTCTAACTTTTATTGGTTTATTACAGCGTCTTATGGAAATTTATTGTACCCTAGAGGATTTAGTAAATATGATTCAACAATTGGAAGGCATATGTGGTGTGCCCATGGAGTTCGCAATAGCGGATTAGTAAAGAATATTTTCCAAGATTTACTTCAAAATATACCTCGTGAATATATGAAAGTATTAGTGATTAAAAATTCAGAAGCTTATGTTGAAAGTTCTATCTCATTACCTGAAATTATTACTAATATTATTAAAAGTAAGACTCCACATACTATTAATATTTTAAATGGAATTGTAGATAAAAACATTATTGAATGCTTAAATGCAGGTGATATAGATCGTGCAATTAGTCATATTAATTCAAACAATAAGGGAACTGAAGAGAATATTATATCTATGATGATTGACAAATATAATAATTTATTAACAAATCAAAAATTACGTTTATCTATGACTGAGAATTACATGTATGATAATGAAGAAGAACGTGCAACTGAAATTGCAAATATTCAGAAAAAGATAGATGAGTTAAATAATAAAATAAGATTAATTAGTGATCGAATTGAATCGAGTGATATATGTTCGATTTGTTTTGATGATATTGATAATAAAACAATTACGAAATGTTGCCAGAACTCTTTTTGCTTTCGCTGTATTCATATATGGTTAAGTAAAAAAGCTGTATGTCCACTATGTAAGACAAATATGTCTAATACAGATGTTTTTGTGGTTGACAAAAGTAATAATAATAATATAGTTATTCCGCGTGCAGATGAAGAGATGCTAGATGAAAATGAATTTAATGAAAAATTCGATAAATGGAAGAACTTTGATATTCTTTTGAATAAGAAAAAGGGTACATCTAAGATGTTAATCTTTTCTAATTATGATAATACATTCGTAAATGTTATTCCTCTATTAAATAAACATCAGATTAAATGGGATTTTATTAAAGGAAATGGGGCTACAATTAATAATATAGTTACTAAATATAAGGGTACACAATTAGATGTTTTATTAGTTAATGCTAGGCACTATGCTACAGGTATGAATTTAGAAAATACGACTGATATTGTTATGTTTCATAAATTTGAAACTCAGATGGAACAACAGGTTATTGGAAGAGCACATAGATATGGTAGAACAGATCCATTAAATGTGCATTATTTATTATATGAAAATGAATTACATTCTTAATTTTTGCACAAGTTAGTATATAAGATAAATATTCGAATTAAATTAAAATGGAATTCATTTTTGATATCGAAACAAATGGATTACCAAAATTTCAAGTTAATATGTATAACAAAAGACTAAAGGAATTCCCTCCTGCTGATCTATTAGAAGCTTATGATACTGCAAGAATTGTATCAATTGCATGGGTAATTGTAGATGCAAATAAAGATATCATACAGCAAGAATATTACCTAATAAAACCAGATGGATTTAATATACCACCTGAAGTAATTAGAATACATGGCATAACGAATGAATTTGCTAGTGAAAATGGCATTCCTATTTCTGATATGTTCAGTAGTATTCATAAAGCAATTTCTCGTTGTAGTAAAATTGTTTCGTATAATATTCAGTTTGATATAAATGTATTAAAAAGTGAACTTATTAGATATCAGATGCAAGATGTATTAGAATGTGTTGCTAGTAAACCAGCACACTGTGCTATGATTATGGCGCAGCTTTTTATGAAGAAATCATCATTTCCTAAATTATCATTAGCTTATGAATATATTTTTAGAGAACCTATTCAGGGTGCGCATAATGCAATGGATGATACTATCAGTTGTTATAAAGTATATAAGGCGATAAGTCTATATTATGCGGAAGAAAACCAATGTTTTCCGAACATTTCCGTGTAGCGCAGCTTAGCTTAGCGTTGTTTTCCTTTTTATAAAACTATTTAAGACATTATGAATTTAAATAGTTAAGAATGCATGGAATACTGCCAGAGTCAACGAAATATTGGTTTTTGATTCAATGGGGTTTTGTATTTATGGTATGGCGTCTCTTAAATATACCAAAATATAAGGCTTATAAAAATCGTATATTAGGATTTAATATACAGGCTGATTTAATAGCACAATATGCTTTAGCATTTGCTCATGTAGTTTGCAATATTAGTTTTTGTATTGCATATATATATCATGATTGGTTAGGAATTCGGCATGATATTGTTGAAACGCATATGGCTGATTGGGGAATTGGTTTATCTGTGACTTATTTTATAGTGGATTCAATTTTAATTATTGCTGTTGATTATAAGAATCAGAAAATGTATTTAATTCATCATGTTATTGCTATATTTATGGGTATGGTGATGTATCATCGGATTATTCCTCTTAGAGAAACAGCTTTTTATATGTTTACCATTGAATTTTCGAATATAGCAATCAGTGGATGGGATTTAGTGAAACGTGCTCGTAGAGTACAATTTATAAAATTAGAAGAGCCTTATATGTTACATAAATTACAAAATATATTAACACCGATTTTAATGGCTACTTATGTACCTGGACGCACAATTATGTTAACTTTTGCATCTATTAATTTGTTATATGGATTGAATACTCAGAATTTATATTTAAAGATGGCGATATGGTTTTCTACAGGTTTAATTCTATTTATGTCTTATAAATTTGCGATAAAGGTGTATGGTATTGGATGTAAAAATATCATGCAAAGTTATCCTGGATTATTAACATTTACGAGTCTTACTTATGTATTTAAGGCATATGTAAGTTTGTCATGGTTTATGTTAGTTTTACCTGGAAGTTCTGGAATGATGTTATTATTTGTGGATTTTATTCATATTATGATTAGTTTATGTTATAGTTCTAGTTTTAAACCTGGTGTATATATATCAGCTTTAGATTATATTTCAGTATGTGTAAAAATTGTATGTAATGGATTATATATTTATGTGAATGCTTTTAAATATACAAATCAGCGGGATATATGGACATATGCTACTTATGTGAATTTTATAATACTTTTATATAATATAATCATCACAAGTAAATATGCACATATATCATTTGAAAAAAGAAATCCAGCACCATATTTAGTACATTATTTTATATCTGCAATTGTGCCAATATTTTTCATACCATTTGGATATGCGCCTTATGTGGCAGTATTATCTTATTTTATGGGTGGATTTGTATGGACAGTATATACAAGATCAAAGTTATCGGTAGGTTGGATGCATATTTTTATAACAATTGGTGATCTTGCTCTTTTATCTTGGGGGCAGCAATAAGAATAGCCTTGTTGCAAACTTTGTTTATTTTTATTAGCACTGCAGTCAGCGTAGCCATAGCATAGCTCAGCAGCACCTTTCCTCTTTATAAGTAGCACTGCAGTCAGCGTAGACATAGCATAGCTCAGCACCTTTCATCTTTATAACTAGCACTGCAGAAAACCTAGGTTTTCCGCACCTTTCCTCTTTATAACTAGCACTGCAGAAAAGCTAGGTTTTCCGCACCTTTCCTTTTTATAACTAGCATTTAAGGATTTCTAGCATTTAAGGATTTCTAGCATTTAAGGATTTCTAGCATTTAAGGATTTAAGGATTTCTAGCATTTAAGGATTTCTAGCATTTAAGGATTTCTAGCATTTAAGGATTTCTAGCATTTAAGGATTTCTAGCATTTAAGGATTTCTAGCATTTAAGGAGTTTCTAGAACTTAAAGGACTTCTAGCACTTAAGGAGTTAAAGATCCTCCTAAAGATTTTTACTGTATTTAAGTTGTATATTTTTTTCAAGACTTTTTAGATTTTCTAAATCCATTTTCTGGCGGAGCCTTTTGCATAGCAAAGCAAGCGAAAAAGTTATAAAATAAAATTCTAAAACATTATATGCAATTCCAAATGAAAATCTACCTCCTAAAGATTTTTGTATGTTAATTTGTTTTTAAAATTTAGAAAGACTTTAGAAATTTTTCTATTTTGATTTTTAGAAAAAGTTCTGTGAAAAAAAAAGTAAAAGAAATACAACAGCACTTAAGGAGTTTCTAGCACTTAAGGAGTTTCTAGCACTTAAGGAGTTTCTAGCACTTAAGGAGTTTCTAGCACTTAAGGAACTTCTAGCACTTAAGGAGTTTCTAGCACTTAAGGAACTTCTAGCACTTAAGGAACTTCTAGCACTTAAGGAGTTTCTAGCACTTAAAGGAGTTTCTAGCACTTAAAGGAGTTTCTAGCACTTAAGGGATTTCCTAGCA